GCATTTAGAACTGATACAAATAATTCTTCAGGTAGAGTTGGTGCTGATGGTGGCTCTGGTGGCGGAGGTTCTATTAATGCAGGAGGAACATCTGGAGGTGCAGGTGGTTCTGGTAACACTCCAAGTACAACACCAAGTCAAGGTAATAATGGTGGTAATGCTTATGGAGGTTCTCCTTATGGAGGCGGAGGTGGTGGCGGTGCTTCTCAAGCTGGTAGTAATGCTCCCGCAGGTGCTGGTGGCAATGGTGGTGATGGAACAGCAAACTCAATAACAGGTTCTAGTGTAACTTACGCTGGTGGTGGCGGAGGTGGTGTTAGAGGTGGTACTGCTGGTTCTGGAGGTGCTGGTGGTGGCGGTGCTGGTACTAATACTTCTGGTGCAAATGCCACAGCAGGTACAGCAAATACTGGTGGTGGCGGTGGAGGTGCTACTTTCTCTGCTGGTAATAGTGGTGCAGGTGGTAAAGGAGTAGTAATACTTCGTCTTTTAGCTTCAAATTATACAAACACAACAACAGGAAGTCCAACAGTTTCAGATGATGGTTCATACAAAGTTTTAAAATTTACAGGAAGTGGAAGTTATACTGCATAGGAGATAAATTATGGCAAGTTTTGCAAAAATAGGATTAAACAATAAAGTAATTGAAGTTCTTTCAGTTAATAATGAAGTATTAAAAGATGCTAATGGTATAGAACAAGAATCTATTGGAATAGATTTTTTAACTAAACTAACTGGTTATCCAATATGGAAACAAACATCTTACAATACGATTGGTGGTATTCATAAATTAGGAGGAACACCTTTAAGAAAAAATCACGCAGGAATAGGTTATACTTATGATGAAGATAAAGATGCTTTTATTCCACCAAAACCTTATCCATCTTGGACATTAAATGAAACTACTTGTATATGGGAAGCACCAGTTGCATATCCTGATGATGGTCAAATTTATAATTGGAACGAAACAATACAAAATTGGGAATTAATAACAGAGGAGTAAACTATGTTTAATAATTGGTTTGAAGATTGGGATAATATGTTCTTTGATTATAAAAAATATAAAAATAATTGTATTAAATATTACGATAAGGTTAAAAAGTTTGCTAATGATTATGTTAATGATGTTACTGAATATAGTAAAGAACAATATAATAAATTTACAAATAAAAAATGGACAGATGAATGAAACCAAGATCAAAAAAAATATCTGTACAAACTTTTACTCTTAAAAATATTTACGAGAAAATAGATCATCTACATAAAGATGTAGAACAAAATCACAAAGACATTGTAGAATTAAAACAACAAGTCGCTATGGGTAAAGGCGGTGTTAAAGTTATTTTTTGGATTGGTGCTGTTATAGGTGCAATAGTAACTATGATGGAGTTAGGAGATAGATTAAAATGATAGATTATAGTGTACCTTACTCATTTGAAATTTCAGAAAAAGAAGATGGTACATATGAAATAGTTATTCGTGCTATTGGATTCAAATCACCTGTTCATGCACAAGAATTTATGGATGATTTACATAATATAGATTTTAAATCTGAACAAAAAACATTCCACTAATGGAAACATTTGATGATATTACTGTAATGGCTGGAACTCTATGGGGTGAAGCTAGAAATCAAGGAGATGAGGGAATGATTGCAGTAGGTAATGTTATTATGAACAGAGTAAAAGCACAAACTTGGTATGGACATAGTGTAAAAACTGTTTGTTTAAAGAAATGGCAGTTTAGTTGCTGGAATGAAAATGATCCAAATTATAAAAAAATTTTAGAACTTGATTGGAGAGATGATGCATTTTGCAAGTGTCTAAGCCTGTCATATTATTTTAGTAAAAATGTTATAGATGATAATACCAATGGTGCTACACACTACCATACAAAATCTATATCTCCCAAATGGGCAGAGGGAAAAACACCTTGTGCTGAAATAGGAGATCATTTATTTTACAACGATATAGAATAGGATAACTTATGTTAAATATTATTACACCAATAGTAGGAAGTTTATTTAAAACTATAGATAAAGTTATAGATAACAAAACAGATGGTGATAAAATTAAAGCTAAGATACAAGAACAATTACTTGCTGGTGAGTTAAAAGAACTAGAGGGTGCGGCTAAGATAATTGAAACTGAAGCAAAGGGTGGATTTTTACAAAGAAACTGGCGACCATTAATGATGCTTACATTTGCTGGTCTTATGGTGGCTCATTGGTTTGGATTCACAGCACCTAACATACCTGAATCAGTACAAAATAGTTTGCTTAATATTATTATGATTGGTATAGGTGGATATACTGTTGGAAGATCAGCAGAAAAGGTAGCAGACAAATGGAAAAAATAAATCACTATATAGATGAGGGTAAAAGACACCTCAAAAACGCATTTAAAGCACTCAGAATTGATGATCTTTGGCTTTTCCGACCTGACATACCCGCTAAGAAAAGGTATGCTGTATGGATTGCTATTGCAGTTTTAGGGGTAATTCTACTTTTGTTCTAATGAAATATGTATTGATCTTATATCTTGTGAGTTTTTTAGATCAATCCCCAGTTGTAAAAGAAAAACATATAGTACCTATTGAGTTCAATACTTACTTTGAATGTATTACTGATGGCTATGTTAAGGCTTATTCTTATATGATGAATACAGGAGAAGAAAAAGTTAATGAAGAATTACTTGCAGTTAAGTTTGAATGCAGAGGTGTTAAGGTAACTAAAACCTAACGACCCTGTCCTCTATATTTTTTTTTGGTAAAACTTTTGTTTGGCCTCTTTGAGTGTCTGCCTTTCCGCCTTACGAATTTCTTTTCTTTTGTTAGTAATCCAATCCCTTTTGCTCTGCTCATATTCTTTTTGTTTTTCCTTTATGATTTGTTCATAAGGTTTTTTATATTCAGAATGATGCAAAAGCAAATCTATAAAAGTAGTTAAGCCTACCGCCACCATAGATTCATCATTGTCTTCATGTAAAATTAAAGCATCAGCACTACCCATCCATCTCTTAAGAGTTTTAAAACCAGCACCATTCTTTCTTGCTTTAACTTCTATAATCATATCAGGATTTTTTAATTTAATATCGTGTGGATGTTCAGGCAAAGCACCAGACAGTACCTGCCTCTTAGCATCAAGCCCATTTGCTTGAAACTTTTTGACTAAGTTATATTCAGTTCTATAACCTTTTTGTTTGCTTTTACTACTCACAAGGATTATCCATCTCTTGCTTATCCTTAAGAATTGCATTAGTATCTTTTAACTTAAGGATAGGAAAAGCATCCCAAGATTTTTGAATATAATATGCTAACTTATCTCTAATAGAAGTTTCATCTCTACATAAATGGTCAGCCATTATAAACGCTTCTTGTTTAACTTCCTGTCTTTCCAATTTTTATACCTCCTTTCTGATAGTCACGATTAATAATGATGCGTCTTGCATCACCATACTTACCTATTTTTTTTAGGTAATCTTTTTTAATGAGAGCATCAACAATAGTATAAACATGAGATTTACTTTTTATTCCTATTGCTAATGCTACTTCATCAAAACTCGGACATATTTCATTTTCAAGAATGTACTTCTTATAAAAGTTATATACTTTGAGTTGGTTCTTGGTCATTAGAATGGTATGTCCTCTTCATTATTAGGGGTTGTTTTAACCATCTCATCAAAACCCTCCTCATCAAAATGAGAGGCTTTTGATTCGCCTTTGCTATCCAGCAATTCCATCTTGCTTTCAAATCTATCTAAGTGGATTTCAGCATTCCTAACTTTATTACCCTCTTGGTTTGTCCATTCTCTGTATGTTAGTCTGCCTTGCAACAATACTTTGCTTCCGCTCTTAGTATATTTCTGCAATACTTCTGCTAGTTTTTCATCCCAAACGACTACCTTGTGCCATTCAGTTTGTTTTTCTTTAGCCATTTTCCTGTGTGTTGCCACACTAAGGATGGCATAGTTGCCACCCTTAGTAGTTTTTTTTATTTCAGGATCACGACCTAGATTTCCTACGATTGTGATTGAGTTATACATTAGACTCCTTTCCATTTAACTCGTTTAATTTATCGGTATATTTAGTTTTGGTATGTTGATATATTGCTGGGCTATCAACCTTTGCTTTAGTCATAGCCTTTTCATACATCTTTCCAAATCCTTTAAGGACTTTCAGGTTCTTTGCGGTATCTATTTCCTGTTGGAATTTTTCTAATACTTCGCTATCACTTGCACCAATCTTA